GAGGGTGTCCGCCCCAGAAACCACTTCCGACAACCCCCCTTCCCCTCCGCAGGCCCTCACAGGGCCACTACAACGCGTAACACCCCATCAAAGGGTAACAGGCCGTCCATTTTACAACGTGTCTTAAATCGCATCCTAGGGCCCTTTAAACGCAGATTCTCATTTACCTGATTTTTCGGTTTTCAAAACCCGTAGCACGAATCCCTCAATTAGTAACACGCACTTAACACCGTTAACATACCACTTAACGGTGTTAACACACGAAAACCCGGTAACACTCATTCACATATTCGTATACTCACATAAATATATATACACCTCTGCCCATGTCTTACCATCAACTATACCCGGTTACCGCCGGGTCCGGTTGAGGAGTAAGAGACTATGGCAACAACCACAGCAAGAGAGGCCGTTATCGCGGCAATCGGAAACAAGAACGCCAAATACGTTGACGCCGATGAAATCGGTGGCGGTCATGCGACCGTCGCGATCGTGCAGAATGTCGACGAGCGCAAGAACATCAACGGTGTCTGGATTGGCACCGGTCGCACTGTGACGCGCGCGACTGTCTACATGGACGACGGGACCTACATCCGCACCAAGTCCAAACATGTCATCGCAACCATCGGAGGCCTCGCAGACGACCCTGTCAACATCGACAACGGGTTCGCGGTCATCATCGACGCGCCGGTGACCTTCGGCAAGGAAGGCACTGTGTACGCCAACGGCAAGACCTACGACGTGCTCACGATGACCGTGGGGGGCGAGTGATCACCTAGGGGGCCTGCCCCCTTTAAACATTTTTACGGAGGTCAAAAATATGGAAACTATGAGCATTGATGAAACGCTGAAAAGGGTTATGAAGCACTATCCGGCAAGTCCGTTTATGACGGCCGATGTGCTAAGACTCTACGAGGCTGAAGGCTACGACATCACCGACAGATGTGTGTGTAACAGTGTGTCAAGACACTTATGCATGCTACACAAGCAGAAGTATCTAAAGGTAATAGATACGGTCAACACATACGGTGGTAATAAACGTGTGTTTATGGTGAGACAATGAGCCGGGTATTATCGCTATCGCTCACCGACGAGTTATACGGGCGAGTATCGGAAATGGCCGCGTCTCTCGGTATGACCGTCTATCAATATGTCCGGAAGGCCATCGAGGCTGTGGTTTACGAGGACGAGTGCATGACCCGGTATGACCCTGACAAGTACGAGTGCCTTAAGTCCGAGGAAAACGATGGCTAAATTTACTTCATACCACCTTAAGGGTGGTCAAATTTTTTACGCCAAAACCGGGGCGGCGGTCCCCGAAAAGTTTGCCTCAAAGCTCACCGTAGATCTCGCCAAGGGCACAGTATACAAGGCTGGTCGTAAGGTAGGTGTTCTCCGGCAGAAAACAATCACGAAAAAGTCGCTCGCAACTATCCAGCGCAACATAAAACGTCGCCCCCGTGTACCCACCACACTCAAGGGTGGTCGTGGCGCAGCTGCGGGAGCCGGTGGTGGCCCTAGTGTCGGTGGGCCAAAAATAAAACTCGATAAAGATACCCAGTCAATAATCAACTTCAACAAGGCCGTCGACGAGCTGGTCCGTATGGGCCGTCTTTCCGGGGCCGATGCGGCCGTGTTCAAAGGTGCGTATAAGTTGGGCACGGATGCGACACGTTACGTCCTCTGGGACCAGATACACGCGATGTATGAAGAATTTGGCTATGACTATAAAACAGTAGGATGGATTGACTAATATGACAATAGAATATTATGGAATAGATACCGAAACATACAATAACGGAGGTCTTGGACTAAAATCAGTCCAAATTTACGGAGAAAAAGAACAAAAATATATCGCGATCACTCCGGACATAGTTCACAAGAGCGACGAGGATATAAGATACAGGCTTCTAGATCAGCTTTTTTCGGTCATCGAGTCTAGGGTAAATGATTCAATTTTTTACTTTTTCAATCTGACGTTCGACTTTTCGCAGATGGAAAAGTATTTTGTGGAACGTTTTACTCAAAGGGACTGTTTACGTTTAAAAAAGGGTGAATGTAATATTATGCAGTCCCCAAACAAGATGTACTCGGTCCGTTTCCGCACTAAATCCGGGCGTATGGTATACTTTTACGATCTATGGCTTCTGACTAACACAAGCCTTGACAAGTCGGCCAAAGCTTTTGTCGGCGAGGGTAAAGTCGACATTGGTGACAAGAACTTTTCGAAAGGCGTGCCGTCTCCGACCGAACAAAAGTACGGGATGAAGGACGCAGAATTGACTTATAAGTTAGCTTTGGCCCTCAAAGATATACACGGATTCGATTTAACGGAAAAAATGACCATCGGTGCGCGATCACTCGCACTATTTAATGAGGTTATTAAAACAGGTGGTACTAGTATCGATATTGCCGGCATGGAGTGCCCTACACCGGGTAATCCTGCGGGAGGCATCCAAGAATACTTTGAATTTAAACCGAAAGACGTGCGCATATTCGAGAATATGCTGCGTAGGTCAACCCGCGGGGGTATATGTCAGGCTTTTAGGACGGGTATATTTAATAAATGTGTCCATATCGATATTCACTCGGCGCACCCGTCCCAGATGGTCAAGGCTATCCCATACGGTCCGATGCTCAACGATAAACCGTCTGGGGATTACGATACGGTCGTATATCCCGACGGCCATTTTGTTCTAAAAAATGGTGGCCTAAAGATGATGTCATTCACGTCAAAAGCTAACTGTCTTCGATACAAATATATCACGGATAACAATCCGGGGCTTTTCGTTGAAGATTTCGCCCTCGATGGGTCATACGGAATTTGGAAAAGTGAATACGACCTTATCGTCTCCCAATACGATTTCGTCGGAACTACCAAAGAACGTTACTTTAAATCCCGTGTCGACCCGCGTCTATCTGCGCTGATACACACACTGTATCACGGCAAGCAGAACGGTACGGGGGCGCGTCGTACGGTCTACAAGTATTTACTCAACTCTCTGTACGGTAAGTTTTTAACTCGACCCGACGGGGAAAAAATCGCCTACACCATCGACGCAGACGGAAAGGTTATGCGGCATACTGCCGAGGACGACACGCGTAAACCTATCGCGCTTCCTCTGGGGTCTTGGATAGCGACACAGACCCGTGTGCAGCTAATGAGCACCGCCTTAAAAGTAAAGGATTATAACAATAATTTGTTATATTGTGATACTGACAGTCTCATTTTCCGCTATTACGATGGATGGGAAAAGGATATCCCGATAGGCGAGGGCCTCGGTGACTGGGCCATAGAGTCGATGCCTACGCGCGTTAGCATCGTAGGCCCAAAGACGTATCAGGAAGTAGTAGACGGTAAGACACAGACTAAGTGTGCCGGATTAAGCCACAGCGTAAGCAACTTGATACCCTTCGGGAAGCTGAAAGAAGGGTACGAGACAACTAGATTAAAGGCTGAAAGGGACCCTAACACGTTGGCTATATCGCTTATAGTACGTCCTTTTAAGGTGACGACCAAACCACAAATTTATAGGGGTGGGCACTAAATGAAAGAAACCGACGTTTATTATTCTCTTAACGATTTACTATCGTACAACGCGGACATAAGCATTGCGTTTTCAATACGCGACCTCGGCAAGTCATTCTCCGGCATGACCCTGCAAGATAACACGGTTGAGACCGGACGCAGTACTGTTTGGTCGCGCTGGGACCGAGACCAGACGCTGTTAAGTATGAAAGAATACCTCGACTTCACGCCAAACGAATATAAGGTTATCTCTCCGTCAACCGGCATAAAAATACTTGAGCCTAAAAACGACGATCTAGGCTCTGTTTACTTTATTCCGGTCAAGGACGCTGCGAAAGCCAAAGGCATAGACCAAGATTTTAAGTACTGGATTTATGACGAGTTTCTACCTGAATTTTATCTAAATCGGGTACAAAAAGAAGAAGAATACAATAAATGGTCCTCGCTTTACACTACACTTAAAAGAGACACACCCGACTTCCGCGCCATACTTATGAGCAACTGTATCAGTTGGTTCAACGGTTATTTTCGCGCGTGGGATATCAGACCGTTCCCGGCCGGCCAGATAAAGCGCTTCACACAAAAGGCGTACGGATACAGTACTGACGTAGTCATGCACAACGTTAAGCCGTCCAAGGCTGCGCTAGACCGTGTCATAAGGCACGAGGTTGCCAAGGGTAAGAGTGAGGATGAAATTAAACGCTACATCGAAAACGCTACCCAGGATAAGGGTTTCTTCTTGGGCAAGTGCCCGGATCTAAATGTTCCTTTACACCCAATCCTATTCTTTCATCACGATCAATACTACGGGTTCCGCGAATACGATGGGCATATTTATTTCTGTAAGACCAAATATCGCAGCGATTTCGGAGTCATGGCGTTAAATCGCCGTGAACTACGCGACGGTATGGCCCGTGATCGCGGGGCCGGAACGAATTTTGAACGGTGGATAAATTTGGGTATCGCACGTTTTGAGACGACCGAAGTGATGAATGCAATAATCGACTTGGTATACCTATCTCGTGAGAGGCTTTGATACAAAGATATTATATATGTATACGTATATGTAGTAATAAGGAGAAAAAGACATGGCAATCATAAGAACATGGCGGCAAACATCCAGCATTGAGATTGACGAAGTCGAGTTTGACGGCGATAGGCACGCGTTCGAGGTATGCGTCGACGGCAGGCACGTCGTCACGGTCTACGCGGACTCGCCGGAGGATACCGAAGTCATGAGGCTCGCTCTGGACCTCGGAGGGGATGTAAGAGACTGGGACGATGGGAATGGAAACTGCGTAGGCACACTGATCAGACAGCGGACCGGTGACGGGCTCCGGGAGACCCTTAGAAGGCTTGAGAATGCGGGGACCTGTTATAACAGCCGTCTCTTCAAGGGTGGTGTGTACGGTACCCTCTGGGTCGACAAGGTCTACGATATCTACTATGAATACGAGACCGACGACATGGATCTCGGCGTGAACGACCTGATGGACGAAGACCTCAAGAACGTTGTAATAGGGGGCCTCTGAAATGGCTCCCCTCTTTAAGGTGACCCTCGAAGGGTGGCTCAGCGAAGCCGTTTACGTGCGCGCAGAGTGCGAGGACTTTGCTTTCGACATCGCTATAGAGCATGTGCTGAACAATTTTATGCCCTCTGCGGACGTCGAAGAGGTCGAGATCGAGAACCTCAAGAACGTCGTAATAGGGGGACTGTGAGATGGCAACACGCAAAGAAATGATAAAGATGATTAGCGGCATGGAAGACGACGTTAAGGAATGGATCGCGAGGACCATCAGGGACTACTTCGGGAGGTTCCCAGAAGACTTTGTAAATAATGCTGTGTGGCACGCGTTGCGCCACGCGGAGGATGAAGGTATGTGCCGCAACGACTACTACATGGGGGAGTTGTGTACGGTTTGGGTAGTAGGTGACTATGAGGTAACCTGCATCAGTAACGATCTAGACTTTTGTGCCGAGATGCTAACCGAGGATATGATGGACGATTTGATAATTGAGGAGGCATAAAATGGAACAATATCACGAGGAAAATGAAAATTGTCCGTTCAAGGACTTAGTCCAAGAATGGGATGAAGACGACGGCGATATAATACCCTCATATGTGAGGGCTGCGCGTACCGCGATGAATGTAGCGAGGAGGTGTAAAATGAACCACTACGACGTTCCGGGGCGAGAAAAACAGCCCATCGAGCTCATGCGCGATGGTATGACAGACGACGAGTTCTGCGGGTATTGTGTGGGAAATGTCATTAAATACGTCATGCGATATCGTTACAAGGACGGTGTAAGGGACTTGAATAAGGCAAAGGAGTATATCGAGTTTCTAATCCGCGCGTATAACGACGTCCCGATACTAGACGAGTGACACTAGGCGTTTTCCTCCGAAACCTTTTAAAAACCTTTTTATAACTTAACAGTGTTTAACTTGTGGGGACAACGTGTTTTCCCGGCCGGATTTGCTACATCGCTTGAAAAATAGTCTATGTGGCGTACCTACCCGGGCGACACGTTCAATCCTCGCAGGTGGCATATGATAAATTTTATCGTCAAATGGTTTCTAAGAGTCGTCAACAAACGTATTTGTTCCGTTGACGAATTTCGGGAGGTCCTCAAAAAGATGGACCAGACCGCGCGCTATGACACCGACGGCTATATTTCCGTCGGAGATATGATTAAGCTTCTGGTTAAAAGCTTTAATTTTGTGAGGTTGAATAAAAATGGATGAAGAAAAAACTACCGAAATGCTGGACAAATACGTCAAACTGAAAGACGAGTACGAGGCGCTCAAAGTGCAACTGGGGGCGCTCAATAGTACTAATACCGAGCTCGCGATGGCGTACGAAAACGCAAAGGGTGAAATCGGAAACCTTCAGAAAATCATAACAAAACACGTTGTTTCCACAGAGCCTGACAAGACCATAGAAAGCAAGCCTAAAACACTAAGAGAGATATTTTTGAACGAGTATAGTAAAATCGAAGAGGAGAAATAAAAATGGATGAAGCAGATAAGTTTACAAGAGTGATCAAAGCCGCGAACCCCGGTTTTTGGATATCGAACGCCTCGAGTTTCGTGACGTCGGCAGGACTTACGCCGGGTTTTTCACGCGAGCTCGGGGAATCACTTTTCTATAACATGAAAAGCGCTAGGACACCATACTACAATACCTTCAAGGGACGCCCCCTGCCGTCGGGCGCGGCATGGAAAGAGCGCATCATGGCCCTCCCCGGGGTCGTAAGGTACAAGCCTAAGGCATCCGCCGAGGACGCGTTCAAATTTTATGAATCTGAAGGACTTGAGGAGGTCCACGCGATGGACTATCAGGGGTGGGTCCCGCTGTCGGTCCCGTCCGATCTGGAGCTGGGGGAGATGGTGCAGTCCCCCGGGAAAATCGGAGACTTCGCACGCTATATTCACGAAAACGGTGCGTTGGCATGTCAGATGGGCATCGACGCGCTTATCGGCAAGAAACTTACGTCATGCGTAGAGCACACCATGACCGTAGACACCACCGACTATGATGCGATGCGTAAGCTCATACGCGACACGGCGACCGAAATGCGGACCAACAAGGGTACTTATGCTTCTTCGACTGTTGACACCGACAAGTTTTTGACATCCGCTGAAGACGTGTTGGTGATCATGGAGGAGGGCACTTACAACGATATGATCGCTGACCTGGCTTCTTACCCGAGTCCTGATAAGTTTGTTCAGAACGCGACGATAATGACTGTTGCCGAACTGCCCACCCCGATAACCACCGCCGAGTACACAACCGGTGTGACCGCAAACGGATGGGATGCTGACGAACCGCCTGCAAACGTTAACGGAGGTAAACCTACGATGCTTATCATGTCCAAGGACTGGGTTGAATACCGTCCGTACATGGGCGAGTCACGTGTCAACTTGAACGCGAACGGCGCGGGAGACTTCACCAACGCGCACATCCTGTTCAAAGGCTCTATCGGTATCCGCGGTTGGGAACAGGCTGTGGCCGTCTACCCCGAACCCGTAACACCGTGAAGGGGCCTTAAATGGACACTGATGATAAAACCTCTTCCCACAATTTTTGTTTAGGCCGTGACTGCCCTGAAATCATACGGCTTAAAGCGAAAATTGACAAAATATATACAAAATTGGACCTAATCCTCGGAGGGATTATAACCGTGTTGGTGACTGTGATAGGGGGCCTGCTGGCATGACCACGCTTAAACTTTACAAGGGTGTCGATTTTGACGGTGTCAATTCGTTTCCGGACATACCGACCAAAGCAACGTTTGATGCGTATCTTGCAGCAAAACAGCAATACTCGCAGACAGTTCAGTATAACCGCATCGGCGAACCGATATTGATTCAAAAGGGTTACGATGTGGCAATAAGTTACAGCTACGGATGCATCGACACGGGGACAAAAAAGTATTTTATCATTCCCGACTCGATAAACGTGAACGAGAACGGCCGCGTCTACCTGACTTACAGCGTTGACTGGTACACTACGCTTAAATACGACAGTAAAATCAGCTTTGGCCGGTCACATCTTATAAAGTCGACCTCTGCCGACCCTAAAAAATATGAGCAGTCTATAAGTCCCATTGATATGATCGTAGAGTCCGGTAGTATTATACCCGGTGACCCGACAAAACCGTTGGTTGTACGTAGTGGCCTTTTAATAGCTTACGTCACGGACGATACGAAAAGCTCTTTCTCTTACATATACTCCCCGATGCAAGGTTATAATGGTATCAAAGACGAGGGGTCAAGCACATGGTCGATAGATCTATTTGACGTCTTCAGCGGTGACCTAACATCAATAACCGGCATCGCGCCAAAAGATGTAGTCGGTATATGGTTTGTCCCTTTCGATATTAACAGCAACTACATGGTCTTACAGACCTCGGCGACCAGCTGGTGGTGGAGCTTTACATTAGTCGGCCCGTCAAATCCGTACTCGATGACTACGACGTTGACGACAGACGCAACCCATGTTGGATGCATTACCGACCCTGCCGGCACGGTGGTCTATACCGTCCCATATGGTAGGACACTGACTAAGCTCTACTATCGGCTTATAGCGTCTTGGTCGCAATGCTTTGTTGAGTTGACGCTGATCTATGAAGAAGGTATCCAGTCGATAGGAGGTTATAACGCAGTTGAAAATTCGCGTGTTTTGATACCTTGCCAGCAAATCGACTACAATAACGACACATACGCAAATTGGTCTACGGGTATGAAAGGTATCGAAATAGAGGAACGAAGGATACAGAAAAACAAAGCACTGGCCCAAGGTATCGGAGGTTCTACTCTTACCGGAGCAGTGGGTGGCGCGTCAGGCTCACCTATCGGAGCTGTTGCCGGAGTGGTCGGCGGTATCGGGTCCGCGATGTTATCGTACGGATTGGATACATATTATGAAAGCAAAATTAACAGCCTCGAAGACAGGAAATATCAACTTGCGCAGGACACAATGGCCCCCGGCTCTTTTGTAATGGATAATAATTATAATTTATGCATGGTCCAGCTGTCAGCGTTACAGTCTGATATTGACCGGTACAATGCTGAAGTAACAAATTTCGGCGCCGACTGCAACATACCGCTGACGTCGTGGACACCGTCACCGGGGGCTTACAAATTCGCCGACGTCGAGGTTATCGCGGACGTACCGTATGGCATCAAGCAGAACATAAAACAAAAGCTTATTTCGGGTATAAAAATCGTGGATGTGACATAAAAATGGCATTTTGGGATGAAGATAAATATAACAATAACGAAATACTGCCGACCGCAAGCGACGGAGCCGCGGTGTACCTTGCGCGGTACGAACGTATCGGTACGAACACCTTCGTCTGGGACGGCCTGCCGGAGGGTATCATATCGCAGGACCTAGAGCTCATGCTCATTCGCGGCGGAGGGATGCTTTACAATTCAGACGAACTTGGGCCGATGATCGCGCGTGCCAACATTAAGGGATATAGTGTTACTAATAGACCGTTGACTATGTCACCGACACTGCTTAACCGTCAGGGACCGTTTTCGACGTTCTCGAAGCCGATTCTTACCGACGGCGTTGATTGTGTATACTTACACGACCTGACCGACTGGAGGCGGGGACGGTTGGATTATATCCGAGACGCCAAAATCTGTGAGCAGATAGCCGAAATCGACATAGCAATTAAACAGCAAATCATCAATCAGCGCGCACCGATAGTTTTCGGCCTCGAAGGGCCGACCTCCGGGGGTGGAGTCAAAGGTAAAGCTTTTGTACAGTCGCTACTTAACGGAGTTAACGCGTACATGTTTTCCGGAGGCGTCGAGACGGCTGTAACCACACTCAAACTAGACAGCCCATTTAATGTTGAGTCACTGATAGATATCAGGAAGACATACTTTAACGAGGGTCTGGAGCTGATGGGCGTTAACAATGAGCCGGGGAATCAGAAGCGCGAAAGAATGAATAACATTGAGGTCACGGCAAACGACGAGCTCCTGAACGTTTATTTATACGACGCGTTGAGTACCCGTGAGATGATCGCGGAAAAGATAAGCGCGGTATTCGGGACCGATACGTCGGTTGAAATTATCGAGACGGTCAGGATATCCGAGCAGGCCGAGCCTATGGACGGTGACATAGATGAAGAGATATGATTATTTTGAGCCCATCGTGGGGGATGATGAACCTTACTGGACACTACGTTATAGGGACGTGCCTGAACCGTTTAGGTTGCGTGACGCGTGGGTGATCATGACGGATACCTTGCCGTTGGTCCAAAATAAAAAAGACGCTTTCATTGCCGCCTTCGATAGTCATTACGGTAGGTACGAAATTAATGCCGAGACCTATCAGGATTTCCTAGATATGTTGCAAGAGGTGTTACTGATCAATGCGGACACCGTAGAAAGGTTGCTTGAGGTATACGATAGCGATATCGCGAAGCCGATACTAGGACGTGAGGAGACTAGGACCCTTGAGGTCACCGAGATTGGGACAGGTACAACCGACACGAGTAATATCGACATCCCTGCTGACAATCCTGATGATGACAACCCTACAAATAGGAGTACAGGTGCAGCGAATTCAAATGTCGCACGCGATGAAATAGAGACCACAAGGCTATCGGACCTCGGCGTAAGGCCCAACTACGAAACGTTGAACGGGTTCTTGGATAACAACCGGACCGCCTACGCTGTGTTTAACAACCTCTTCAAAAACTGTTTCCTGAACGCGATTCCATGGTACGTGATATAAATGGTTGAATATACGAGAGATAAGATATTGCCCGAAGATTTGATTCAAAAAACAAACCTTCAGCAACATAATTTTATGATCACCGCGATCAACGACATCGACGGACGGCAGGCTGATATCGAGGACGCCACGAACGTTAACATCAATGACATCGCCGACCTTAAAACTGATGTTGTCGCTTTGAGTAACGAAAAGCTGGATAAAGCCGACATAGATGCCGATTTGCATTTTGGCGATATCTCGGTCACCCGTGACGGCACGGCCGTGCTAATGACACTCGACGTATTCAATCCAACCACTGGTATTGTAACACCGATTAGTTTTACCATCCCGGGCGCGACCTCCGCGCTGGCTGGCTCTATGGATGCGTCCAGCGTTGCTTGGATTGCCGACGCTGAAAACAGGATATCAGCGTTGGAAGGGTTGAGCGACGTTAAGGCTGTTTCTGGTCTATCGTCCGAGCCGACACAGGAACAACTTAATTATGCGTGGGTTACTGCAACGTCCAAACAGGCTGAAACTGGAGATATTATACAGGATGTTAATAATGCCAAATTGTGGGTTTTTGTGACAGATACTTGGATTCTTTACGGGACGCTGGTTGTTGTCCCGATGGCTACGACTACCAGTATTGGTGGGATTAAAGATACCGCTCTTAATACTGTTGGTAATCGGTGGTATTGTCATGTTGAAGCTGATGGACGGATTGCGCTTATCGGCGGTGACGTGTTGAGCACGTTGGTTGATACCACTGTTCCAGGGATTCAGACGGCGTTGGATGGTAAGGTAGGTAAGACGGGCGATGAGGAAATTTATGGGACAAAAACGTTCAGAAACGGAATTTATCAAAAATCAACCCTTAATATAACGGAGGCAGGATATAGCCAATGGACCATCGACCGTTTATATGACGTTAATAACGAAGCGTTATTTGATGACCAAATAACAAAAGATAATTACTCTACGGCTCGCCAGGTAAGCTTAGCTAATAAGGACGCAAATGGGATATATTTCTCTGTAGACCACATCGAGTTTGTGGATAAAAATAAGAATTATAGAGAATTCTTCAGGTCGCCTACTGGCGTCATGACCCAATTCAGACATCTAAATGCGGACGGAACAGGTTACTCCAGCACACCGATGAGGGCGACACCTGGTACAACTGATGTTGTTAATAAAGCATATCTTGACACCAGGCTTACAGCAAAGCAGGATAAGCTTATTTTCGACTCCACGCCGATACTTAACAGTACTAAACCTGTTACATCGGGTGGTATCTACAATAATCTATTGACCAAAGCTGATAAAAGCGAATTGACGGATGGGTTGGCGCTGAAGGTTGATAAGGGTGGTTCTATTACTACTGGTGATAGGGTTATTTCTTATGACAATATTGCTACTGGAACATGGCGCAAATGTAGAGATTCATATGTCACTAATTTCAATACTTTTATGTGCAATCATCAAAATTTTTCAGTTGATATTTCCATTGATATGAGTGATATTATTAATGTTTGTAAAAAGGTTGATAGTACTAATGCGGACGGATGGGAAACGTTTACCTTTATGGTTCCTACCGAATGGTGGTATCGTGTTACTCATGACGCTGGAAAACCTAACAAAATGATTGAACAGCCTATTTTCATCAATTGATTAAAATATATAAACTTTTTACTTATTTTTACTTTATTTTCTGACTTGCCCATAAAGGTACTTTACAGGCTCGTGGTGGTATGAGAACGTGTAAAGGTGTTGTAGGTCCCGTCGTCCATGTAGACAGTCGCGCGCGTCACAGTGCGACCGGTGCCAATCCAGACACCGTTGATGTTCT